CCGGTGTTATCTTCCTATTTAAGGAGATGAACAAGGCTAAGCAAGATGTTGAAAACCTAAAGAACTTCTCAGCCCATCTTGTTCATCGTCTCAGTATGCCAGAACAAGAAGCTAAACCCGACGAGGATTGTGAACCAGAACCAGAACTGGAATCTCCAAAGTTGACCGAAGAAAAGGTGGGGGAATAAACATATTCACTTATTATAACTTGCGAATGCGCAATGAAAAAGTACAAAGCTATAGCGATACCAGTCAGCTTTGCTGACGAAAAACCAAAATTTCTCACGGTGAGAGATCGGCGCTTCAAGGATTGGATTTTTGTTACAGGAGGATGCAGACGAAGAGAGATCTTTAATCCTCTCCGTTGCGCTTTAAGGGAACTTGAGGAAGAGACTAGAGGTGTAGTTGCCCTCAAAAATTGCGAATACACAGAGTTTAAGTTTACGGTGAAAGAGAGTCCAACGGTGGATCTCGAATACAATGTCTTTATCTTTTTTGTGGATTATAACAGAACTGAACAACAAACACTTGTAAGGAAGTTTTATGAAGAAAAGCAAAAGACCAATCTAAAGAAAATCAATAAACAACCAATAAAAAAGACGTATGACGAGAATGATTATATGAGTTTTGATACCCTCGAGGAATTCAATACTCGTAAACGATGGAAGCTCATAGTAGATAATGTCGTTAAAAATCCAGAGTTTTATTCGTGTGTAACTTCTCTCAATAGAAAAACCTTCTGTATTAAATAGAATGAAGTCAAAGTCTTATATTTTAATGCAGATCGGGGAACTTCTCAAAAAGAATAGAGGTCTTTGTGATGAAGAAGTTGATGATTGGGTACAGGAAAATGAAGAAAAGACAGTCTACGAACTTCTTACAATTAAAAAGGAACTTTCCGAAAGTAAGGAATATCCAGATGTCTCTGTTATGAGGTGGTTTAGAGGTTAGACGCTCTATTCCGGTAAGTATTAAATGTTTAAAAGGTGGTGTAACCAACAAAAATTTAACAATGCAACCAATCTATCGCATGTGCTCATGGACGGTGGGGTCCTTTCCGTGCCTTTCGATAAATTGAACGAATTTCATGAAAAGTATATAGAGGCTGTTCTTTCTGGTGAAGACCTTTTTGTTGTAGAGCAGAAGAGTCCCAAATACAACTTCTTTGTGGATATAGACTATAAGGATGAGAGATCCCTAACAGTTGATGAAATACAAGATATATGTAAAATCATTTGTGATAAGGTTAAGAGACATGGGGGTAAAGAATGTTTGATTTCAGTATCACCCCCTAAAAAGGCTGGCGAACTTACAAAAACGGGTATACATTTAAATTGGCCGGAATTTGTAGTAAATCAGGCATCGGCTCTGGCTCTTCGTGAACATATTCTTGTAGCTCTCGCGAGTGTAAAAAGTGCTATGGATTGGAATGAGATTATTGATTCCTCTGTATATGGGAGTCTTGAGAGAAAAACAAAGGGGAGTGGTCTCCGTATGCCATGGTCTAAAAAAATGGCTAAGCATATGGCATGCGGTGGTCAGGGGTGTGATAAATGTAATGGGAAAGGTAAAATTATACAAGTTGCATACCTCCCCCTTTTTGTATACAAACACGGTCCTCTTAGTACACTTTTAAAGATTGGTCAAACTCCAGACTTAGAAATACTCAAAATGTCCTCTGTGCGAACAAATCAAACGGAGTACACAATAGTTGAATCTCCATCCAAAGTCATTAAAGAGGGTACATTTTCAGAAGCACAGACCAGAGACGAAATTCAAAACGACGAAATTAGAAGTCTCATAGAGGATTTTGTACAAAAACATATGGATGGACAAGGTGGCGCTATAATTACAAAGATATTCAAACACAAAGATACATACCTAGTTTCAACAAACTCAAAGTATTGCGAGAATCTCAAAAGATCTCATAGTTCTAATCACATATGGTTTTATGTGAGTGGTAACGTAATAGCCCAAAAATGTTTTTGTCGATGTGAAACTGTGAGAGGTCGCCGTGATGGATTCTGTAAGGACTTTTACGGGCGTAAGCATCTACTCCCTTCTAAACTTGTGGAAAAGTTATATCCTAGAAAGGAAGATGTCAAAAACTGTCCAGAAATCAAAAAATTTGAAGAAAAACCCCAAATTAAACAGTCATCTGTGAAACCATACCTTGAATCATTTATGCGTAGATGTATGAAATGTCCAGAAGATCTCAAGGTTGTGAGTATTCATAAACAAAAGAATACTTTTATTGCCCTTACGACATCTACTTATTGTGAAACTATCAAAGCTAAGCACGAAGGTGAAACGATGTCATATGTAATCAAAAGTGGTCATATAACACAAAAGTGTCCAATATGCAAAAAGAATAACTCTAGAACCCATAAACTTAGCTCTAATGTTATCAACGCTCTTGTTAATTAATATACTTAAAAAGCAACCTACTTTATATCCAAATGGTAACAACCAGAACGCGTTCGGGTAGACAGATAAAGAAGCCGGAACTTTACACACCAGAAGAAGTAGTATTAGAAGACGATTACGCACCCGAAGAACACGATTCTGATATAGGTTCAGATATTGATACTGATGATGAATATTATTCCGAAGATGATAGCGAAGACGACGATGACGAAGGAAGTCTAAAGGACTTCGTAGTGGATGACGACGAAGACGAAGAGGATAGTGAGGAAGAAGACACTTAAAAAAAACGTGTAATATATTAAATAATGGAAACTGACATAGGAAATCCAATTGAATATGATCCAATTAATGACCCCTTTAAGAATGAAGAGAAGGATGAAGATAGTACACCAATAATATATCAACGTGAGCAGTCACCACAAGAACAACAACAACCATACTATTTTCATCCTTCGGAAATGATGTATCCTCAACAAAACTACCAACCACATTCCGATAAAAGTGATTTTTTAACAAATGTAGATAAATCTGTTTGGATTATTGCATTTGCAGTTTTCTTATTGGGCTTTTTCATGGGGAAAACCATGCAACCAGTCATACTCAGATACTCCTGAGTACCCAACAAATGTACCAATATCACCATACTTGGTGGATATATCCCCCTTTACATCACGGACCATCATTTGAGATGGATACAAAGGTATGATAAACGCATCTCGTGTATCTTCGACAAACCCCTTTGATGTAGAAGGCGCTTCTTTTGTATCCTCCTGCTCTGTTTTGTTTTTTAAATCAAACTTCGGTTCAAAAAACAAAATAAAGAATGCACTTGTCAAAATGATTGTAAGTATTACACTTAACATTTCGTTTTAAAATTAATATATATTTTTATTTACGCGGATGAAACTTCTGGTTCGCCTTCTTCGGTAGTTTCTTCAATCTTAGCGTCGGTTGATGACTCCGGTTCACATTCTTCGACCTTTGCTTCAGCCTCGCGTTTCTTACGTCGTTCCTCAATTTCAGTGGCGACAATATCATCCGCCTCCTTGACAAGGTCCTCCATTGGGGCATCTGGCTTTTCCTTCTTGAGACGCTCGAGAACTTCGGCTGGATGACTGATTGGTGGTTCGTCTGGCTTGGTATAGAATTGGGAGTTCTCATCACCCGGCTTGATGTATGATTTCGATTCCATCATATCACGCTTACGTTCATTGAATAGACGAGCAGCTTCTGATTGGTTCTCTTTGTATCCAGCCATAATTTCTTCGAGCTTTTCATTTTGATAATGGACATCCTCAATCTTCAATGGATCTGGTGGAATCAATAACCACTTGTACAAGTCAACGACGTAGATGTCAAATGTAGAGTCTTCCTTTTGAAGACGCTTGGCGTGAGACGCGGCTTCATCACGAGATGCGAATGCACCGCGGATTTTAATGCCAAACTTATCATTCTTTTGTGGAGCCTCTGGACCAACAACAGAGAGGCATGCGTAAAGTTGACCTGGAACGGTGGTATAATCTTGCTCAAGAGACATATTTATGTCTTATACTACTATCAAAACTTTAAGCCAGCTTAAAAACAGTTGACGAGTGTAATACAAATGCGGACATTTTGGGATAAACAACCAGTTCCACAAGATGGAATTGTTTATGAAGGTGGTCACGAACTTGAAAAGGAGCGAAATATTGTGATCGAACCACTTTCCCTTCCAAGTGGGTTTTCTTGGTCAGAATGTTCACTCGAGGAAGCCCATATACTTCTTGCGGAACACTATGTGCGAGACGAAACTTTCAAACTATCATATTCTCTTGAAACTCTTAGATGGGCAGCGGAGGTACCAGGTTATAAAAATAAAGGTATTCGCCACGATGAAAGTGGTGAACTCATTGGTTATATATCAAGCATTCCAATCAAAGTGAGAGTTTGTAATGACATATTGAAGATGGTTCAAATCAACTTTTTATGTGTCCATCCATCCTTTAGAAGTGAAGGATTTGCACCACTTCTCATAAGTGAAATTAAGAGAATTGCAAATACTAACGACATTTGGCAGGCAGTATATACCGCGGCAACAAAAATACCAACACCAATGATAAAGTCTTCCTATTGGCATCGTTTTCTAAATGTTAAACGCCTTATAAAGTGTGGATTTTATCAAACGGACAGGTTAAGAGAAAAATACTTTGAAATTCGTGGAAATTCGCAATTTAGAGAAATGACCACTAAAGATATTCCAAAAGTTACCAGAATATTAGAAAAATATTTCAAACAATTTAAAATTGCACCGGTCATTGACAAAGAATGGGTTAAGTATTGGATACTACCTACACACGCATATGTAAATGACAATACAGATGACTTTATTTCATTTTACGATATTCCATATCATCGAGTAGACGAAACGGATACTATACGACAAGCTTATGCATTCTATATGGTTGGAGAAGTATATAACGACGCATTTATATTAGCAAGAAATAAAGGCTACGATGTATTCAATACTTTAGATGTAGGAGAAAATCAAACCAATCTCGAGAGTATGAAGTTTATGAAGGGAACGGGAAGTGTGTACTATTATTTGTTCAACTGGCTTCCATCCTCTAACATTAATCTTGAAGATGTACAACTCAAATTACCTTGACTTCCTAAGTAAAAGAATTAAATCCAAATATTTACAAGAAAATGGAAGAGATACGCCGTAATCACAATGACGCCAAAAGAGAGCTCATCCAGTATGTAACCAGAGATGGTGATCAGATACTTGATGTGGGGTGTGGTTTTGGTGGTGATCTTCAGAAATGGCACAAGTGTGGAGCAAATATGAGTATGTGTGACCCAGAGCCATCAGCTCTTGTTGAGGCTAGGTCTCGCGCTAAAAATATGCATATGCGCGTAAACTTTTATGAGGGTGATATTCATAATTGTCCAAATAGAAAGTTTGATATTGTGTGTTACAACTTTTCACTTCATTATATCTTTGAAAGCAGGGAAAAGTTTTTTAGTTCAATTCGAGAAATTAGAAAACGAATGAAACCCGGTGCAAAACTCATAGGAATTATACCCGATTCTGAAAAAATCATATTTAAAACACCACTCACAGATCAGATGGGTAATTTCTTTATGATGAAAACACATGGGAACGGCGGATATGGCGAAAAACTATTTGTAAACTTAGTAGAAACTCCATTTTATGCAGAAGGACCAAGATCCGAGCCTATTGCATATAAAGATCTTCTTGTGACACATCTAGAAGAATTGGGACTCAAATTAGAACTTTGGGAAGGGCTCACAGGTAACCCAATATCCGAACTCTATAGTAAATTTATCTTTGTATATAAGAGATGATCACATTCATTATACTCATTCTGATCAACTTGTGGATACTTAATCGAACTAGGGAACCACAAGATTTCGTTGAAGTAAAGGAAAAATATCGAACACTCAGGAACCATCTAGAGGATACTCAGAACGAAAAGTTTCGGGT